CCAAAAGATGCTTGTAGTGCGCTTTCGTCAATATCATCTTCAATGATATCTGAATCATCATTTGGTTTAGCCATGCTAGGTTTACCGTGTTGTGATCCTGCGGGAGCACCTACATCTTTTTGTATCTTTTTCAATAGTTCTTCATCACTACCATGACCCAATTTATCTAATACTTTACCACCAAAAGTCTTAACAGCATCCTTAACTTTATCAAACATACCTTCATCTGTACTCATTAAATCAGATTCTTGTAAACCGTTTTGTTGTAATATTTTAGTAATCTTAAAATATATATCTTTTACTTGGCTGCGTGTTTTAGGACTCATATCGTCCGGAGTAGCATACGCCATTACTTTTTGTAACATACCTAATTGATTTTTAAGTTCTTGTGCATCATCATATGATACTTTTAAATCAGGTACTCGCTTGATATCATAACCAAATACTCTAGCCTCATCCATATCTTCTTCTTTAAAGATACCTAAATCTTTTCCACCCTTCATAAAGTTGCCGCCTGGGTCACTAGGATTACTTCTTGCTAATTCTTTTGCTTTAACATCAAACTCAGGCTTCTTGCCAGTTGGTGTTACACCTGCATCTTTTTGTAGTTTTCTAATTAGGTCTTCTTCATTGCCGCCGCCCAATTTATCAAATACTTTACTTCCAGCTTTTTTAACGGTGTCCAATATACCTTCATCCATACTACCCAATGAACGCTCTACTTGTTTTACCCAACCGCTTACATCACTTGAACCAATTTCTTCAACGTCACCTACAAAATCTGCAACATCGGCAATAGCAGCCAATACTTTATCAGGACCGTGCTTTAATAATTCAGGATGTTGACGTATGATACGGCGAGTTATTGCACTTACTACTGGATCGTCAATATCATCTTCCGATTCTTCCAAATCAAATGCTTTTAAATTCTTAGCATCTGTTCTAACATTGTGTCCAAGTGTTTCAGCACCAGGGGCTTCTGTTAAACTATCTGCCCATTCACTTAATTCACCGACTTCTTTCATCTCTGCTACTTTCTTTTGTAGCTTATTCAATATTGGCATTACACTTTCAATACGTGGATCTAATGTCTCTTGTACAAATAACTCATTTAAGTTGTTTTCTTCAACTTCGTCTTCCATCAATGACGGTGTCCAGCTTTCAAAGTAAGTATTGTAACCACGATGACCAGTCATTCTACTTAATGTTTCACGTAGACCTTGATAGTGATTGATACCTTCATTTACTAAACGTTGTGCAGATTCATTGAATTGACCATTACGTGTGGCACGAACAAATGCACCCATCTTTTGATATTCTTCTACCAAACTAGTAACGTGATTCCAACGTTCACCGTGCGGCTTATCACCTTCAGCAATTAATCGACCATATACTCTAGCGACACCTGGCTTAATAGTTGGAGCTAAGAATCTTTCACCTTCACTATTCTCTAAAAAGATTTTAGCAATATTACGATAACGTTGCTCACCTTCTTCAATTTGGCGAGTGTGCTGTATTACAATCTTTACATTTGGCACAGCGTCATTGTAGCTTGCCTTTTTACCCATTGGGTAATAACCTTCAGATATTCTTTCTTGCTTTTTCATATATTCCCTTTTTGCCATATCGTGTTTCAAATGGTCAACATTCTTTAACTCAAAACTCAATTGATATTTTTGAGAAAAACGCTTCAATTGATTTAAAACTTTATACCAAGACTCATCTTCCCCGTGAGTTTCTTCTTTTTCACTATCAGCTACCTCATCACTATAGTATATACATAATTTGTGCATTCCGTCAATAGAGATAGTTACTTTACCGTAATCTTCTCCGTCTTTGATGAAGTTGAATTGAAATACTTCTGCTTCTTCAGGGGTAGGAATTTCCTTACCTGAGGTGTCAAGCATAGTAGGATCGAATCCTTTACTTTGTAAAAGTTCGAATAACGAGCGGTTTAATGATTCTGAATTTTTTGGCATAATGTATTTATCTAACTTTAACCCATAACAGCATAGAAGGGCAATGGCATTATAACTTCATTGTGGTCTCTGATTTGGTTCTCTAAATCATAATGAAAGTCACTTAATTGCTGTAGCATACGTGTAACTAATAAGCTAGCCATAATCAAGTCATCGGTATCACCTATTTTAGCGGCATAACTACCACCGTGTGCTACAAACGCTTTTAATTCACTGATAAGACTACGACTATTTACAGTCATTTTCTTGCTCTCAACTAATGTTTTGAACTTAGCGCAACTTGCTAGTTTGCTTTTGTTAGTTGTATTGAATCCCCTACGACCTTTACCTACTTCGCTGATAAAGATACCTGGAATGTTTGATTCACCATATTCGTTTAATGATACGATAGCGGCTTCTCCGATTCCATTACATTCAATACTGTAATAGATGTTGTTGGGTTCATTGGTGCACTCAGCTATATGTTTGTTAATTTGTGCTAATAATTTAATCTGACTAGGAATATCTGTTTTATTATGTTTCCATTCACCTACTTGAGTAGTAGTATTTGCTTCAAAGATTTGAATAGCTGACGGGTCACCGCCTGTACCAAGACTTGGATCTAATCCTACACAATAAATATTGCCTTTTGTAGGTTTCTTATACCAACGAACTTGTCCTATGCGACTGACAGGCTCAATGCCTTCCATTGCAATTAATGTATTTGGATTAATCAATGTCTCATCAGCAATAATGAACTCACAACCAATCTCTCGGTTGAAACGATCCTCACCAAGCTGTGACTTCATTTCGGCAGCCCACTTATCATCTCTGCCTGGCTGTTCACTCCAATGCGCTCTGTACGCTCTGAATCCGTTAACTCCTACTTCAGTAGTGTTACCAAAATCATCTTCAGTTTTGTTGGCACCTTTCCAAATGAACGCAAATTGATCCTCGTCACTGTTTGGTGTGCTTGTGATAATAGCTTTACCACCGGTTGATAATGTAGGTGTAATAGCTGTCCAGAATTCTTTAGCGATACTTGGTCTAACGAATGCAAACTCATCTAAGTATAATAGTGTAATAGACATACCACGACCTGTATTTTCAGTAGTTGTTGCACTTACTATACGACTACCGTTCTCAAAGTCCAATGATCCTTTGTTGTATGTTGTAACACCTGCTTTAATATGATCGGGACAGTTCTCGTATGCATAACGAATACGTTGCATAATCTCCTGAGCACCAGTATACTTATGTGCCGCAACTAAAATAGTACTATCAGGTACAAACATTGCGTACCAAAGTAGATATCCTGCGGCTGATGTTGATTTACCTGATTGTCGAGGCATTAAACTAATAGAGTAACGATAGTTGTGATATGTTTCAATCAGTCGTTTTTGATAGGGCCAAGGATGATAGACCATACTACCTTTAGTAGGATGTTGTATCATAAAGAAGTTATCCATAAAATATAGATAACCTGTATCTGGGTCACAGCATTTGATAAAATCCTGTAGTTCTTTATCAGTTTTAAAAACTGTTTTAGTGTAAGGATTCTTTACTAGTGATGGTGCATTACTCATAGTGAGTATTTATATCCGTAAAAAAACGGCAGAGCCGTTTTTCTTATTTGATATCTAACGGTCTTTGTTTAGTGACCATAATACAGTAGAACTTCTCTCTAGCTGTGTAATCTTCACCCTGTTCATTCTTACCCTGAATATCAAACTCTAAGTTATTGAATACATTAATATCAAATCCACAACGTGTGATTAATGCCGCTAATTGATTTTGACCTAGAATACTATAATGATTTAGATTCCATTCGTGTTTACGGTCACAGTCGGGAGCAGGAACTTCAATGTAAAGTTTGCCGCCTTGTTTCAATAGACGATTGTATTCCATTAAACTAAAGATAGGATATGGACTGTGTTCTAGGGCGTGACGTAAGAAAATGAAGTCAACACTCTCATCGTAGTATCCGTCTTTTTGCGGGATAAAACTCAAATCATATTTTGCAATTGTATGACCTTTACTTTCACACAGTGCAATGTCTCCTGGGCTTAATGTAACTCCAGTCACATTAGTATAACCACGTTCTTTCATTCCATCTAAGAAATAACCCGGACCGCATCCTAAATCTAAGATTTTAGCATTTTTAGGTAAATTGAGTGGATCAACATATTTTGTAATCATCTCTTTAGTGAGATTTTCGTGCATTTGACTATTTCCCTCATCATAAATGTGGGCAGTATATAGCCATTCGTTGTAAAATTTTAACTTGATTAAGTCTAGTGTGTTGTTGATATCAATCATTGAGAATCCTATAAATTATACACTTACTTATTCTCAATACTGATGGTGAAATTATTTTTTATAGCCCTTAAAAGGTTTTACAATACTTTGGGTGTTAGTAGATGACAGTTCTTCACTATCCATATCACCTTGATTTAAATCTTTATATTCTAAACCGGCAGCTTTATATGCTAATTTAAGCATAGCTTGTTCTTCTTTAGTATAAGGATGTGCAGTGTTGTGTTTACCTACCCAACTTTCTGCAGGCATATCGATTGGGTTTATCCCGTCACTACTTGCCACAGCCATCATTAAACGATTTAAATCATATTGTCTATCATAGCTGTCTATTTTCTTTGAAAAAATATTTAAGCCGCGGGTAGATTGTTGTTGATGTTTAGTTATTTTACCAACCTTGGCTTCGGATATAAATTCATTTGCTCTCATCTTCTCTTGTATCCCTTAAAGCCTTTTAAAGGGCTAGCTATACCGGTGTCAGATGTTTCTTCACTATCTTTACTTGTAACTAATACTTTACTACCCTTAAGACCCATTTCACCTAAAGCAAAATCAATATCATCGGCTACACCTGGATTCATGTAACCAGAAACTAATTGATTTTCTCCCCAAACAGAATCCTTATCCATTTTAGGTATATCACCATTACGTGCGGCCTTTGCACCTGCCAATGCTACAGCAAACCTATATTGCAAATATGCATTTTGATTTTGTAATTCTGGTATAACCCAAGTAGAGGGCATAGGTTTAGTAATCCTGTCAGGCAAATCACTTTGCTCAGTTATAAATTCTTTTGCTCTCATTTAATTTTCGGTTGTTATGATATCATTATTTTCTGTACCCATGACAGAATTAGCATATCCATTAAGAGCAATATCAACACCCGGGACAGGATCACCGAGAAATGTTACTTGTGATGCGATAAAGTGTAATATATATGCATTGGCAATTGGGTTAGCTAAAATTCTAACATTCCCACTACTTACATCCATATTGTATCTAGTCAATGCGTTACCCGCAAAGGTCATAGCATAACCAGTGAATTTTACTGCGTCATTGTTATTTGTAAGCTGTGCTGAAATAGTAATATCTTGACTATCGGGTGTTCCTGGATCACTAGAACGAATTTGGAACATACCTTGCGTAAATCTATTTGCAGGGTATTCATAGATAACTTGACCCTGAGTTACTCCGCTTGTATAAGTATTGCTAGTGTTTACTGTAGTAAAGAATAGATTACTAAAGTTATTATTAATTTTTCCAAATGCTACACGTAATGGATCACCTAAACCATCGTTGGGAGTTGCACCAATATTGATATACTCTTGTGCTCCGTATGGGCCGTCAGTTGTTGAGAATGTGAATAACTGTGGCTCTACTACCTCCAATGTTGTAATAGCTGACGCATTTACAATTTCCGGAGTAATTTGAGGTAAACTACTTACGTTGATAACTTTTTGTGTCATTATAATTCCTAGACTATAATGTATTTATCAGTTTCCAAACATACCTTTGGGTTGCTGGATGATAACTTGACGTTTACTACGTTGGATTTCTTGTAGTGCTTTGATAGCTTGTATCTTCACTTCGTTGTCTGAACTCTTAACCATCTCAGTTAAGGCTGCTATACGTGCGGCTTCTGCTACAGTAGCATCTCTACTTAATGACTTCTGTGCTTCTACATAGACTGGATAGTTGTCTACTGTTGCACAACCTGTCAATAAACATAATGCTAATAATATGCTACTATTTTGCAATGTTATCATAGATTTTCTTTTGTGCATTGTACCAATCTTGCCATCCATCTACTTTTGCACTGCATTCCCAATACAATGAATAGTTATGAACAACTACCTTCATCATTTCAGTAATAGCTACTTTATCACCCTCAATCTTTTTGAGGTCTTCACACTTCTTCATTAATTCAGGAGTAGCATTAGGAAACTTTTGAACTACAGGAACTGTCGTAGAACAGCCGGCTAATAATAGAGCAATTAAGAGATATCTCATTTTGTTGCTCCTTTGTTCAATTCAGCGGCTTGATTGTGTAAGTCTATGAACTCTTTAGGTACAGGACAGTTTTCAATATACTTGATAACTTCTTCTTTCTTAATGACTTCTTTATCAATGTACTTGATAATGTCACGACCCTTTTCACGGATGATTTTAGTCTTTTCTACGACTTTTTCTTGGATCTCTACATTCGTAGTAGCTGATTTTGCTTCAGCTTGTGCTACTTTGGCTTCCATCTCTTTAACTCTAAGTTCCCATTCTTTATAGTCGGCTAAGCCGCCCTCAAGATAGACACCCAAGACTAGCACAAGTAAACTAATGACTTGTATTGCTAGTTTATAAGTTTTGACAAAAGGAATGAATCCTAGGACGAATCCTGCTATTGTGCCCAAAATACCCAATCCAAAGATTGTATGTATTGCGGCTTCGGGTAGTATTGATAATATCCACATACACTTATTTATACGAATAAATAATATAACAATGAAAAAACTGATAAAAATAGAATCTGTAAAAACTACTCCTTTTAAAAAAATTGATTGGAAATTAGGTAATGTGTGTAACTATGATTGTGCATACTGCTACCCACTAGAAAAAAACGGTAGTTTACCGTTCGTTGATATAGCTACAAATAAGGCAGTTGTAGACAAATTATGTGATATGTATTCCGGAGAAAAAATACTGTTCAATTTTACCGGTGGAGAGCCTACTCTATATCCAGAATTATACGAACTGTTATCTTACATAAAGAAGAAAAATTCTGAGCATTTTATAAGACTCATAACTAATGGTAGTAGAACGTTAAGATGGTGGAATGAGTTTTTAGAAGATCCAGTAGTAGATAATATATTATATACTTTTCATTATAGTCAGGTCAAAGATGTTGACAAATTTATTGAAGTAACAAACGCTATTCAACACAAAGAGATAGAAGGATTGATATTTTTTACAAGCACCGATGTTGACTTTGATTCAATACAAGAAAAATTTGAGTATATATCTGACAGAGTAGGGATAGAATGTCATTTGAAGAAAATACACGGACCTATTTTGAACAAATATAGTTCTTCACAAGAACAAATATTACAAACTACCCGTGTTAAACATGGAAAATTAGCTAGTACAAAAAAGAAACATAATAAAGAGTTCAAACATCACGGTAAACTATATTACAATGATGGGACTGACGAACTTATAAAAGACCCTCAACTTATTTTTATCAATAATCAAAACAAATTTTTAGGTTGGGAATGCTCTATAGGTATAGACAGACTGGTAATATTAGTTGATACCGTATATCGAGGAGTGTGTAAAGTTGGTGGACCAATAGCATCTATTTTAGATGATTTTACTCCATCAACTAAACCAGTATTGTGTAACATAAAAACTTGTACTTGTGGTGGAGAATTTTTTGAAACAAAAAACCAACGTATCGTAATTAATTATTAAAGGAACAGTATCAATTTTTATATTTCTTAGTATATAAATTACCAGAACAATAACAAGATTCATATGGGCATTTTACATATTCATCAATAAATGATACTTCATCTACATCCAAGTCAGCAATTATACCGGATATTTTACAATCCATTTGTCCTCGTCTACACAAATTATTTTCTACGGTTAATACATCATTATTAACATTACACATCCAATTTAAAAAATGATTTTGATTTTGTTTAATTAATTCTTGTGCTCCACTAAACACTTCAACCGTATCATTATCGTATGTGATAGCAATTTTATTTTCATATTGATTTTCTAATGGTATATCTGATTGGGTTTTATTTAATTTTTTGCCAAAATATGATTTTTTGATATATTCTATCTGTGAGTCTGTCAGGTTTAACTTTATATCGTAATGATCAGGGGAATTCATATGCTTGATTTCAATTTTACTGGCTGTATTTTCTAGTAAAAAACCGAGTGATTCCATTACCAAATCCATAGTAGTATGTGTATTTGTATGTGTTATAAAACAATTAGTTTTTGTAGGTTCATCGTGGAATAGATTTAAAACTTCTGCTACGTGTTTATAATTGGTTGTTTGTTCGGGATGATATGTAATATACAATGAATCTAAAATTTTTGAATCTTTGCATTCTTTCCACCATCTCAATGTTCTGCTCCCATTAGTGATTAAACATACATAAGCCCCTTTAGCTTTTAAGTAAGACATTAATTCAATAAACTCAGGGAATAATGTGGGTTCACCACCTGTCAATATAAACCAAGGATTAGGACCAGTTGCATTAAGTAATTTGTCTACATACATTTTATAGGTATCTAGCGATTTCCATCTTCTATCTCCTATCTTGTGTTCGGGTCCACAAAAAGAACAATTATAATTACAAACATTATGTAAAGACCATTCAATAGTTTTATGAAGTGTGGGTCTTACTTTTTCTGATGCTATGGGAATTATATTCATAAGTTATTTATAAAACTCATAAACTTTATCAATTACATAATCAACTTCTGCATCGGTCAATTCAGGATACATAGGTAAACTCAATACTCCCCGACTTAGCATTACACTGGTACTCAATAAATCCGGCTTCGTTAAATTCTTTCCTGTAGGTAAATCACCCAATACATACTCATAATGAACTTTACTATCTATTCCGTGTTCTTTTAGATGTGATTGTAATCTGTTTCTATCATCTAAGTATACTACAAACTTCTGATGTGCGTGAGGATCTTTAGTATCTGACAAGCACCTTAGGGGTAGTTCACTAAATTTATCACACCAGTACTTTGCTATATCACCTCTACGCTTTTGCCACTCATCAATATACTTTGCACGAACCATAATCTGAGCACAATCTTGTTCACTCATCTTGCTATTAGTCCCTACATCGTGGAATGCAGGCTTGTTATTATCTCTATGTGTTGCGGCAAACAAATATAATTGTTCGTCATTAGTAACAATAGCACCACCGTTGCCTGAGCTTGGTAAGTTCTTTGTGGGGTCGAAACTGATAGACATACCACTACCAACATCGCCGTCACAAACTAACCAATGTTGTGCTCCGTCTACTATAACAGCATTTGCACTAGCATATCCTGCAATTGGCCATGGCTTACGACCAGCATAGCCCATCACACACGTATATCCCTTTAGACTATTCTCTACATCAATAACACCGTTCTTATCTGTATCAACTAACTCTACATCCCAACCAGCACTTAATACCGAGTTCAATGTTGCCGGATAAGTTAAGTTAGGAATACGAATCTTAGGAGTATTTTTAAATGTATCTAAGTGTTTCTTTTTCTTATAACGTGCAATAATCTCTAATGCTTGTGTACCACTATGAACTGTTACCGCATACTTTGTTTTAGTGCGATGTTTCAACCATTCTTCAAACGAACGAGTATAATGTCCACCTACAAGTTGTCCATCTTTAAGGGCCCGGTGAGTTGCATCAAGCAACTCTTCACCGATGTTCTTATACTGTCTTGCTAGACCGAAGTGAGGGATTTGCATTTTTTTGCCCAAGCTATATATCCACCATTAGCAACAGACCATGGGCAATACTGTTCCCACAATGCCTTTGATTGGTCAGGATGTTCTTTCATCAACTTGTCTATATTGATTCTAGATTTATATCCATTTAGAGTCCAATCGTGAACTTTCAATGCAGTTTCTAATTCATTCATTTTATTTTATCCTGCCAGTAACTTGATGTACTAAGCCAATCATAATATTTTTGAAAGCCTTCTTCTACATCTACTTTAGGATCATATTCAAAGTCTCTACGAGCGGCATCAATGTTCAACGCACCACGACTTGGGAAGTCTGCGTCTTTGTCTTTAACTACCAATGTCCCGCCACCAGCTAACTTCAATGCTAGTTGTGCGGCTTCTAACAATGTACGACTGTGACTCTTTGTGATATTATATGTCTTGTTCTCTGTATTATCGCTTAATGCGGCAGCAACAATACCATCTGCGGCGTCATCAACATAAGTAAAGTCTAATGTTTCATTAGCACCATTAACATTCAATGTGCCTCCACGCATTGCTGTTAACATAAACTTGGCAATCACACGATCCTCAACATCTAACGGACCATAGACAGCACTTGGACGAATGATTGTGTGACTAAAGCATTTACGACGGCTATAGTCTTTAACAAGATGTTCACCTGCTAGTTTCATAATGCCATACTGTCCCTGTGGCTTACAGTTATAATCTTCTGTTACATCATCAGTGAAGTCTCCGTACACCATTGAGCTACTGATATAAACAAATTTCTTTACTTTATGTTTCTTGCTTACTTCACACAAATTCAATAGACCTTCCATCATCGTTTTTGCTCCCATAGTTGGATTAGCATTAACAACTTTTTGTCTTGGGAAGCTAGCCATATGAATTACTATATCAAAGTTGTATCTACCAAATAACCAATCGATACTTTCACTAGAAATGTCAATAGCGTGAATACTGCCGGGTTGAATTTTCTTCAACCTTTCTGTCATTAGATAGTCAATTTCATCTTGCGGGATGATACCGTAGTTAGTTCGTATATCAGTAATCGCAACACGGTGCCCCATACGTTGTAATCTATCTACTACGTTATGTCCTATAAGTCCTAATCCACCTGTAACTAGTATATTACTCATATTTTAATTTCCAAAATGTTAATTGTTTGTGTGTTAGATATGCTCTAATCTGATATACATAACTATAATCGTATAGGTCATTGTTACGATGCCAACTGGGTGTAGGATTAGAGTTTTCCATTATCCACTTACCAGCTTCTGTTTGTTGCCATTCATATATAGGTTGTGCTACATACAAATCAGGATCTTCAACATCACCCATTCTAATAGTATGAACTACCTGAGTAATAGATACTGATTCTTCTCCTGTGTCAGATACTTGTACCTGATACTTAGGTCTATATTCAGTATCAGACTGCCATTGTTGCTTTGATAGGGCCATGACTTTGATAGTTCTCTAAATGTATGTCTGCCATTGTGATTTCAAAGATATTAGTCTTTGATGCGTTTAACATCAATGTAGGCAATGGATATGTTTCACGTGTTAGTTGTTCTTTGACTTGTTCAATGTGGTCTTTATAGATATGTGTATCACCTGTGCTGATTACAAGTTCACCTACTTTTAGACCACAGTGATGTGCCAATAGATGTGTAAGTAATGCATAACTAGCAATATTAAAAGGTAAACCCAAGAACACATCAACACTACGCTGATACATATGGCAAGAAAGTTCTTTATTTTTGTTGACATAGAATTGACTCATAACGTGACAAGGGGGCAATGCCATTTCGTCTAACTCGCTCACGTTCCAAGCACTTAGTATGTGCCTGCGCCCATTAGGATCTTCAGTTAATCCTTTAATGAGATTTGCCAATTGGTCGATTTCAATCTTGTCAACTGCGAGGCGTGTACCACCCTTGTGCGCTTTACCCATATCTTTTTCGACACGGTATTTGTTCCAGTGACGCCATTGTACCCCGTAGACACGACCGAGATCGCCTTCGAATTGTGCTTTCGATTTCCAATACGATGCCTCTGCATTCGGGGTCCAGATAGTAACCTTTCCTTCACTTGTACCGTGGGTGATCTCTGCCAGTCTACGTTCATCACTACTGCCTTCAATAAACCAGAGAAGCTCACCAACGCAAGCTTTCCAAGCAAGTTTCTTAGTAGTGACTGCGGGAAAGCCCCTACGCAAATCAAAGCGAAGATGACGTCCAAAAACACTATGGGTACCAATACCAGTTCTGTCATCTTTAATTTCTCCATTGTCTAGTATGTCTTGTAGTAATTCGTGATATTGTTTCATTCTTTAATCCTTATTGACCACATTGTGCTATTTTGATAAAATGTCGCAGTGGTTTTATACATTACTTGAAGAAGTTTAACGTTAGTAATAACGTCAGGATAACGGTCATGATAATCATGACCGCATATCAATCCATCTTCTTTCATAAAATTTTTAAAATAAAGAATACTTTTTAGATCACTAGGATTTGTATGGGCCGCATCTATGAATAATAGGTCAATCTGTTCGCCTGCATACGGATACACTATTTGTTCATTTTCTAGTTTCAATAGAGTAATATTTGGATAGTCTTTTGTGTTTTTTAAAAACTCTTGTTCTTTATTATACACTTTACCTAATTGCCAAAAGTCACCAGCTGGAAAATAACACTGCACTGTGTTTGGGTGTGTCCAATCTTGAAAATAATCTATACAATAGATTTTTACTGAAGGATATGCTCCTTCAGCAAATGCTACAGCCGATCTACCAAACCATGAACCTAATTCAACAATTACCCCATTTTTTGGAACAGTTCTAGCCCACTCATATAGGATGTCTAAGTCTTTTTTAGATGTTAACCCAGGTACAGAGTATGATTTCATAATTTACCTAATAGTCTGTCTGTCTCTGGTTGTACGGTGTCTGCAATACTTTGAACATTGAGAACAAATTCTACACTCACTATTAATTCATCTAGTTCATCTAGTCTGCGACTGACTGCTTCTTCTATTTGGTCTGGGTCCAATCCTTGTGATAGAAATTTTTGAATATTGATAGTCTGTTGTTTTTTACCTTGAAGTTTGATAATCAACTTCTTAATAAACTCTACAGGTATTTTATTCTTTTCTACATCTTCAAGGATATGTTCCCATTTTGAAATGAATTCTGGTGACATTAGACACTAACTTTTGCTCTTGGTTTTTTAACTTTAACTGGTTTTGTTTCTATAACTGCAGGTTGTGCAATAGTAGGATCCAAACTTTTTGCCTCATCGGTCAAACGCTTTGCTTCCGCTAGTAAGCCTTTAGCTTCACGTTCCATTTTTTGTGCTTGCTCTAAACGCTGTTTAGCTAATGAAGCATCACCCAATGCATCACCGGTTGGTGTTACTGGGTTTTGATTACCGCGCATTCTACGAACTACATCAGCTGGATCTTGCATTCCACGACTGTCATCCAATTCTTGTAAACGCTTAACTGCGCTTTCACCTTGTTGCATCTCATCTAAAATCTTATTCAATTCATCTAATCGAATTGTTTGATTTGGTGATGGTGTCATAACAATTGCTGATGTTTGAACCTTCTTTAGTTGACCTTCTAAGTGCAATACCTGTAGAATTGGTCTACCATCTTTAGCATATGTTCTATTCAATGCATCTGCTAAATGCTCGCTATTTTGTCCAATATCACTCTCAATGCATTTGATGAGTGGATCGTGAACGTGCTGATTTAATGTCTCTGTATATGTGACCAAGCACATATGAACTTCATTAGGCACTTCTCGAAATACTATTGCGACTTTCCTATCTCCGTGTTTACCAACGTGTCGTGTAAAACTCATAGTTGTGTTCTCCTCTTATATAAGCTTAAGATATTTAATAGATATTTGATATGCTGAATTTTTTTACGACCACTTGAGTTCGTAAAATGTAGCATCTGTGGGGTTTTCAAAGGCGATATTACCCAAATAATATTCTACTAAAAATAGTTGACTGGTCTGTATAATACAAAATCTACCCTTAAGGTTATCTAGTACCCATTGTTTAGAATCTATTGTCAATGGGGTAGAAGCTAATATAAAATGTTTTGGGCAAAAGTCTACCTGTCTTTTACCAAACCAAATGTAGGGATCAATCTTATATTCAGTCATCTAGTTAAGGTGTCTAACATCTTGTATTTCTCCCAAGCTTCAATTACTGAAGGTGTTGAGTTATCATTGGTAGGGACAACTTGCATCCACAATCCTTGACCAAGCTTTGCTGGATGATTATAATCATAATGATGACCGGATTTGCGTCCTTCATTATCAAATACTCTAGGTTGATGTATCTTACCCGAGTAATATAATCTAGTAGCTAATTCTTTTACTTTGATCAAATCATAATCACTTAATTCATTTAGTGTAGAGCGCCGTTGATAAGGATTACCTTCAGCGTAATATTGTTCTACTACCTGCATAAACGTATCGTATGTAGGACACATTGTACGTGTTATAATAAACATAACATCATTCTCGGACACTTCGTTATGCATAAGACTAACTAAGCAACCACCGAGGCTTGTACCAATATACATCATACAATCATCTTTCTATTTTGTTTAACGTAATCACTGTAAACTTGTTTGCCATTCTCTCTAATCCATTCAACAACGGGTTGAGGATCAACCTCAAATGCTGTTTTGAGTTCGTCATACTTTAACGTGCTATTAAATTCATAAATCTCATACGCACGTTGACTATTTACCTTTGCACGTAGTAGCATCATTTGTAATGGTATACCTAATGGCTGATTAGGGATTCGTTCTTCTTTAAGAATAGCAACAACTTTTTGTTTTTCCCATTCGTTGTACTTGCTCATATGCAAATCAACATCGTGTAGACTTTCAAGACCTAGCATATCCCACATTGCTAGATAGTGTTTAGTTTTCTTCTTTCTTAAGTATGACATATAACATTTCTGCTTTGTTAATAGCGTTTGCTAATGAAGGTTCGGTTTCTGCTAGTTTAAGAATTTCTTTCCACTGATACCATTTTGTAATATAATTTTGTGTAGTATCTTCTACAATCATTGTACGGGCCGACGATCCACTCTTACGTGAGTAGACCGTCTTACCACCATCTGGGCTTTCGTAAATAATTATTTCTTCACTGGATTTAATCATCTACATCTTTCATCATTCCCAAGAATCTAATTAAGGCAATAACAAAAAGCCAACATAAGCCTAATATAAGTATTGAAATTATAATATAGTCAAGCCAACTCATTATTTTTCATCATAGATAGCATAAGTACCGAATGGGGGATTCGGATTCTTATCACCATGAATGATCCAAGTTGTATCACAATAATCTGCATCACCCCAACTACCACAGGGATATCCATCAGTGAATACAATCAATCGTTTGGGATCAATCGCATTCTCTTTCAAGTACGTAAAGATACAGTCAAAGTCAGTACCACCACCGCCCATTGGCTCATATTCTTCAATACTTTCCATATTCTCACTAGAGAAATCTTTCGGATTATATGTATCAGTATCAAAGCAGAATACGTGGACCTTATAACCATCAAACGCATCCATCATACCACCAATTTCACCTAAGAATTGTTGGGCTTGTTTGTTGCTAATTGAACCTGACATATCAATAGATACGACAACATCAATTTCCTCTCCCGGTGTCATACCGGGCATAATAGCATCCATATGCCAACCTCTGCGTGAGGGACGCATCCAACTGTAATCTGTACGAATAGCACTTGTCAGATTAGTTTGAATCAGTTCACGCCAAGGCATAACTGGGTTAGTATGTTGACGGATCAATCGTTCGACACCTAAGGGCAACTGACCTGCTTCTGCACTTTGTGCGGCATTGATAATAGCTTGCTTAACTTCCTGACGTACACGTTCACGTTCCTCAGCACTCATTGAGGGACGTTTGCCTTTACCCTCTTTATCCCCATCACCTTCATTGTCACCGTCTCCGTCACCATCCATATGATCGTCAATCATCTGATCCAATAAATCTTCAATAGAGATTTTCTGAACGTTTTTCATCAAATCATCATAGATAGCTTCTGCGGCTTTACCATCATATTTTGATTCATACAAACAAGGTACAGTAGTAATGAATTGGCCAACTTTGTGACGTTTCAAATCTGCATTGACTGCATAGTCATCGGCAATGTTCCAGATTTCAGGATCACGATTATCACGGCGACCCATATGATCATACACAACGTGTAACACTTCGTGACCAACTAAAAATTCAACTTCTTTCGGCTTCAACATCATAATGAAGCGACTATTATAATAAAACTTCTGACCATCAGTTGCCGCAGTACTACACCATAGATCGGCATTAACCAATTGCATACGTGTGGCAAGATTACCAAAGAATGAATGACGTAATAGTAAACCAATACGTGCGGTTACTAAACGTTCACGTGCCAGTGCATCAATTTTGCTATCTGTAGGTCCTACAAGATTCTCAAATTTCTTACTGCGGCTACGTTTTTTAGTGGGATTAAGTACTTCGCTCATATTGGTCCTTTACTGTTTATGTGTCTATTATAGCAGAATTTCTATTTATTGTCAAATTGACAAGCCACGATAACCTGCATCAAATGCAATACGTGCGTAATCCTGTGCGGACTCAATAGCATACAAGGCCATTCCTTGGTCCTTTGATAAACCTTTTGCTCGGGCACTTTGTCCCAATGCGTAAAAATATTTCTTACCTGACATTATATTCCTTTAAAAAAAGGGTGAGCATATTGCTACACTCACCCATAAAATCATTCACCAGCTTGCACAATGTACTTGCCGTATTTCTTATGAAACTCATCAAAGTTTTTCAACTGACTTGGCTCAATCGGCAACTTGTAAGTTTTCAATGCAATTTTTGCACCCATTACAACTAACTCAGTTTCAAAGTTTGCCATAATGTAATTAAAGAAGTTGTCAGCCATTTCGTGGAACTTCTTACTGTCCACTTTCTTATTCTCTAATGCATCACGCAATTCATAGCACATTGAAATAGTCAATGAGTACATAGCAGAAATTTCTTTAACTGCAAGGTCCTTAACTTTGCCTGACAAAATGTCAGAGGGCTCGGGCATACGACCTGCAACTTTGCGGTGTGCCGCAAACTTAACAGCAAGACCTTCACCAACTGCACCACTAATCAAATTGAACAATGTATCTGTATCAGTGTCATCCTCGTCATTCAACAAGTCACTAACAAAACACCAGCTACGTGGTGTAGCAAATGCACGTGAACTAGATTTGCCATCAAACTCATACAGGTCCTGTTTAGCGAATGATAGATAACCCACAACGTCCTTGTGAATAGCTTTATTCACAGCCCAAGTCTGCCAAGCAGTAAAGTCGGCTCGCATTTCTAAGTGTAAGAAACGATTAGCGAGGGGCATCGGCATACGATATGTAACACCTTTGTCGCTATCACGATTACCTGCCGCAACGATAACAACATTATCAGGTAGTACATACTTACCAACTCTACGATTCAAAATCAACTGATAGCCTGCTGCCTGAACTGCGGGGCTTGCACTATTCATTTCATCTAAGAATAGAACAACGATCGGGTATTGACTTGCTAATTCATCATCGGGTAAGTCAACTGGTGCCGCCCAATCCATTTTATTAATATCACGATTGAAGTATGGGATACCACGAATATCAGTAGGTTCCATTTGTGCCATACGCAAGTCAATCATATGACCGCCTAGTTCTGCCGTAACTTCTGCTACAACTTCACTTTTACCGATGCCGGGCGGACCCCACAAAAAGAGTGGACGTTTTGCCTTGAAAGCTTTAAGAATAGCTTTGCGGGCTTGAACTGACGTAATCGTCAGATTATCTGATACTGATGCCATTAGATGCTCCTGTTGAAAATTTGATATATGAAGTATAGTCTAAAACTGATTTATTGTCAAATATTGAGTTGTTGTTTATTTACAACATCTATCCATTTGATTAACTAGTCAGTTTTCTATCTTCAATACTAGTATTGTATCACCGATTCGATTTATTGTCAAATTACGGCAGTTTTGTGTATGCTCTACTCAGCATAGTTTGCAATAGAGTGCTGGCCCTGCTTACGTTAAAATTTTCTTGACGATAGTGCCATTTTTTCTTACGTTCTGCTATTTCAAGTATGTCCATTAGTTGATACTTGTCTTTTAGATTGTTTGTACCCATAAGCATTTTCTGCATATCTACAATATCTAAACTGTACTCTACCCATTTCATTGTACTATCGATTCTTTTCTTGGGAATCATTAGTGGCCCATCGATTGATTTTGTGTACTTCAATACATAATTTGCTATCTTCATAATAGGTCCTTAGTTAAGTGAAAGACTATTATAGACCCAAAATGATTTATTGTCAAGTTATTTCATTAGATTTGCCATCAATACTAGTTTTTCTAAGTGATTGATAGCTTTGTTTATAACATCCACTCTGTCATCAAGCATAGAGTATTTGCCCGTTCTACGTAGATTGACTTCCAGTTTACTTAATTCACTTACCATTTTGTCAATGTTTTTGTGCATACGATGCAAGTCTGGATTGTAACCAATGCCATTCATTTGACTGCTTATGTCACTGCTTACTTTATTCCAATCTAATGCACGTTCTATTTTCATATCAACACTTTAACATAGTATGGATATTTAGTCAACAAAAAAGGCACCGTAGTGCCTTTTATTTTATCTCATTGAGATTAGAAGCGATGTGTTACACCAACTCCAACTTGTTTTACGTCATTTGCTGTACCTGTAGCATCAACATTACGATAGTTAACACCCACCGCAGTACGCTTACTGAAGTTATAATCAGCACCCATTGCATAAGCTTTTACATCAGTGTTTGTTTTACCATAGCTTGCTTTAGCAGTTACTCGGCCAAATTGTTGACTTGCGCCAAACAAATCACCGGTACGTGCTACGGCACCTTTGTCATCACTATGTGAGTAAAATACTTGTGTATTGCCTAACTTTGCGCTACCAGCATACACTGTGCTTTGCTCAATACCTTGAGTATATTGTGCAACTGTTGCATTAATGCCAAACAATTTTGCACTTGCACTATAGCTACTTGCTTCTGTACCTACACCATTTTGTGTGCGGTCATAAGTTGCAGTTACACCTTTGATTGGTGTTAATGCAAAGAATGTACCATTGCTGATACGTAGACCACGCAAGTTATGTACGTCACCAGCTACGCTACCATACAATGTGCCAAAAGCGTCATTGTTAGTAATTGCCAAGAAGTGACTGTGTAGATTGCGACCTAAATCGATGCTACCCATCTTGTTTGATAAACCAATTGTTGATTGGCGATCACCAAGTTTAGTATCTGCACCAGTGATAGGATCATTGGCTCTTAAACTTGTATCTAATACTACACGAGCCTTCATACCACCAATGTTTTCATTTACTGAAATAGTGATGTTGCTTGTTGGATCAGTAGCTAGAGTTGTTTTGCTAGTAGCACCAATTTCAGTATTGTCAACGAATGTGCTGATTTTACCATTTAAATTAACTTGTGCTGTAGCAACCATTGTTGTTGCTGCCAATAATGTCGCTATTGCGATTTTCTTCATAAGATTTTCCTTTAAAAATAAACCTGATTTCTCAGGCTAGACTAATATTTATAGTGATTTTTATTGTTGATATAAAATAGTTGTTTGCGTAATAACGTATGCTTTATGGCAAAAAAGGCACCGAAGTGCCTTTTAATAGTAGTATAGATTACGCTACGAACGGAGTGTATTCGATACCAGTTGTTGCTAGTCCAACTAAACCAATAGTTGTTTCAAATGCGGCTAACTCACTTGCGGCTACTAAAACATCTGCTTGACTTAGATTACTAGAAGTCATCCAAGTTGTGTATTCTGTAACTTGTGCTAATGTAGCATCAGTACCAAATACGTTTTTGTAAACGTGCTTGATAAATGTTTCATTGCTAACACCACCGGCGTCAGTTTTGTAAGTATCAGTAGCGAGCAAGGCTGTTGCTAATTCTTTGTTAGTCCAACCTGCATCAGCAAGATGTATACCAATGCCTTTGTATGCATTAGTTACATCTGTTGTACCTAGTGCGGCTGCTAGTAATGCGTAAACATCACCTGCACGACCTGCGGCATCAAATGCGATACCTTTGTTGTCAAACACAACACGCTCATGGTCTGCTAATGTAAATGTAACATTAGTTGCGACTGTGCTTGCGGCTGTAATTTTGTCTGCTGTCTTAGTAATTGTGAAGTCTGTGCTTGCGCCATTTAGTGTGTATGTGTCAATGCCGGTAGTACCGGTTACATCAACAGCAACATCAACAGTGCCATCACCAACACGACCTGTACCAACAGCACCGAACGTAGCAATCTTACCTAATGTACCAACTGTCGCAACAGTTAATATCAGGTTGTTTGTAACGTTCACACCGCCAAGTGCAGAACCGAGAATAGTGATTGTATCACCGGCAACATAGCCAGAACCAGCACTTGCGGCTAGACTGTCTAAACTTGCTGTGTAAACACCGTTAGTTTTTACTACGTCAAAAACTGCATCGACGCCTGCACCACCTGTCAAACCTGTAACGTTTTGATATGTTGCATTAATCGGCTTGTCTTTAATTGTAATTGTTGTTGTCATAAATTTTCCTTTTTTATATAAAAATAACTCAATAAGTATATAGTATTTCTACTACCCCTGTCAATACTAATATTTTACGCAGGTGTGACTGAAATCACACGTTTAGCCGTAAAAATCAACAATTTTCTTAATTCAACAGTATTTTTTACCCGATAAATATCTATTTAAGGCAACAGATGAGTAAAAAAATTTACACAAGAACCATTAATCCAGACGGGGCAAGATTTTGTAACTCGCCTTGGAATACTGTATCTATTGCAAACGATACTAGGCCAGGTAGACCTCGACCAGGTGACGTTGAAATGTGTTTGTGTAGAGATTGGCAAACATCAGAACCTATAGGAAATATATTTGATAAACCGTTATCTGAAATATTCAACGATGTTATTGCAACAAAATTTAGAAACACAATACTAGACCAATCTTTTAGTTATTGCGATACTAATATTTGTGGTAGGTATTGGGAAATGCCAAAGGTAGCATCGCTTGATTATGAAATTAATAAAATTAAAAAAACATTGCCTACTAACTTAGCACTAGGATTAGATTCTAATTGCAATTTATCTTGTGCTAGTTGTCGTAGTGAGAGTATATTCAGTCCTCAAATTGACGAGTCTGCTTGGCAAATTTTAACAAAATTGTCAGATGAGTATAAAGACTTTCAAGAACCTACCGAGATTAGCATAGACAGTAGTGGTGACATATTTGCGAGTGCTGTCTGGAGGAAATATTTAAATGGTAATAACATACCAAAATGTTTTAGATTTAGAATTACTACTAATGGCAATCTTATAACAAAAAATTTAGACCTAATTGAAAATATTAAGGATCAGATTTCTGAAGTAACTGTTAGTTTAGACGCAGGTACTAGTGACACTTATAAAGAGGTTAGAGGTGGAAGTTTTAAGTTAGTAGTAGAAGGTATAGAAGCATTAGTAGGTATGGGAATTAGAGTAGGTACTCAATTTGTATTACAACAAAAAAATCACAAAGAAATAATAATTTACAGAGACTTAGCTAATAGTTTAAAAGTCAATTGGATAGGGCTAGCACAGATAGTACATTGGTTCCATATGTCTCCTGAATACTGGAATGCAAATAAACTTGAAGATAATCCTAATATTGATTACAAATTGTTAGTTGAATCATTGCGTGAATTTTCTACCACATATAACGGAACAATGAGTGGTGGACTTTTAAAATTGATAAAAGAATAGGGCACCAAGTGCCCCACCCGTACTCTATCTTGTGTGCGGTTTATTTGATTTGTGTCCAAACTCGTTCGCGGATCTGCTTTGTTAGTGCATCCGGTAATGGTACATAATCTAAATCTATAGCATCTTTCTTACCATTCTTAAATGCCCAGTCAAAGAACTTTAGTACTTCATCACTATTGGATTTGCTCTTTGGCTCTTTGTACATAATGATGAAACTAGCAGAACTTACTGGCCAAGCATTAGGATTCTTTTGGTCTACAATACTTAATCCCATACCAGGAACACTGAACCAATCAGCACCATCTGCCGCGGCTGCAAATGTTAAGTCATCCGGTGACACATACTTGCCACTCTTGTTCTGTAACTGTAGAAACACCATATTGTTTTTCTTAACATAGGCATACTCAACATAACCAATTGATCCTTTGATACGATTTACATTAGCCGCAACACCTTCATTGCCTTTGCCACCTACACTATTTGGTGACGGCCATTTAACTGCGGCACCACGACCTACTTTAGCTAGCCACTCTGGACTAACAGTGGCAAGATAGTCTGTCCAATTAAAAGTTGTGCCACTACCATCAGCACGATGAACCACTGTGATCAGTTCGTTAGGCAAATTTTTGCCTGGATTCAATGCCACCAACTTAGGATCATTCCATCTAGCAATAGTACCCATGAATACTTCAGCCATTACAGGTCCTGTAATTTTTAGTTCGCCGGGCTTGATACCGTCTAAGTTAACTACTGGAACAGTGCCGCCAATGATTGCCGGGAACTGAACTTGTCCGTTCTTGTCTAGGTCTTCACCTTTGACTGGAGCATCAGTTGCACCAAAGTCTACTGTCTTTGCGTTGATTTGTCTAATGCCACCTGAACTACCAATGCTTTGATAATTTAAACTGTTACCAGTGGCTTTCTTATATCCTTCAGCCCATTTAGAATAGATAGGCATTGGAAAAGTCGCACCAGCACCTGTTATGTCTGCGCCAACTGCGACTGTTGATATTAACAATGCACTTAATAATGCTGTTATTTTTTTCATGTAATAGTCTCCTTGTGTGTTTATTACACAAGTATTTACTTCAGGAATTGTGACAGGAATGTGACAATTGTGTGAAGCCAAAAGAAAAGGGCAACTAGTGCCCTATCTGATTTTCTGTTACGAGGTATGTCTTACCCTAAGCGGCGTTTAGGCTGCTAATGCGAACTGTGAGTCGTTTGCGTTTACTTTTGTGCTTCTATAGTCGGGAACCCCCAACCCTAACGGCTTCTGCTTTGCCGAGCTGTCCACTAATTTACTTGTTGCCCTGTCGAATCTAGGTCAGGCCCATCATAAAGAAACTAGGTTGTCATTTCGTTAAAAATGAAAAGTAAAATAACTATTATTACTATCCACTTGCTGAAATTTTCCATTATATTCCTTTATGGTGGACCTGGGGGGATTCGCACCCCCGTCCAAGACACTTTTCTCTTTGCTTCATACAGCAATAACTTTTATTTAATCCCACTTACCATTACCAATGTAATGATACTTAAAACTTAAATCATACTTGTCATTGAACTCATTGCTAATAGCACCTTGTTCATTCCAAGTCAGTACTGGTTCTCTAGTAGGATCAGATAACATTATAATACGTTTGTAAGAATTTGTCTCTTTCTTTGGGTGAATATTGTGATACTCCCAAGGTCTTTCGGGCTGTTGAAATGCGTAATCACAATCAGCTAGCCAATTACCATTCTCGTCAATGCTAAATTTTATCTTAGCACTAAAATTATCACCCAATGAACTACTGAATTCTTTTGTGTCCATTTCAGGATCAAATATAATTTCAGTCTCAAATGCGCCACGTGTCTTGTACATTATGTAGAGTGATGCCCACACTTCATTCACAACTGAGTCAGCAAATGCACTTATGTTTGGTTTACAAATATTAAAATCAATATCTTCATACGTGTAATCGTTTGCTATCGAGTCTGATTTGAAATCTATCTTGTAATGTGATTCTAACTTTCTAACTGTCAGTGGTACATTATCTTCAAGTACAAAATTATTCAAAAAGATATTAAAGGTTTTAATTCTAATTAGTCGGTGAATCTTTGAATTCTTAAAGTCATTTGTAATCCAAGTACCTAAATATTGTACAGGAGATATATTATACTTTGGTCTGTTCTGCCCTAACAAATTATCTTCTGCTACAAAACATCCTAATCCAGAAGCAACGAAACTAACATTATAATTACGTATTCTCCATAACAAGGTCATAGTATGTAAGAAGTCTATTGGTTCTTCAGTGGGGAATCCAAATATAAGCATAACTGTTCCAGTCATACCTACAGTTTTAGAATCTCTAAAATTACGTTCAATCTCATCGTTAGTGATACCTTTATCCATATCACGTAATACTTTGTTAGATCCAGACTCAACTCCATAACCAAAGTTAGTACAACCTGCAGCCGCTAAATCTTTATAAAAGTCTAGATCCATTCTACCATCGCAACGTGCCCAGCCTGTCCAGTTAATTTTCATTTCACTGGCAATCACTCCTTTAGCAAAACCACGTAACTCTTTTAAGTTACCGTTTACTAAACTATCTAAGAACCAAAAGTTATTGATTCCCCTGTCGTATAAGCCACGCACTTCATCTAACACACGCATTGCTTGTCTATCTCTGTACTTCCAAAAGTGTGTTTCATCACAGAATGTACATTTAACAATACATCCTCTACTAAATTCCATAGTGACACCATTTGGAAATTTATACTGATTGAAGTCAAAATCGCTATAGTCAGGTAAAGGTAATTCATCTAAACTAATACGCTGGTCAATCGCTTGTGATAAAAATTGTGTATCTTTGTGTCTAACGCCCGATTCAATTTCGCCCAATACGTGTAGTAATAACTCTTCACCTTCACCGGCTACTAGATAATCTACGTGAAAGTCAAAGAACGTGTTACTACGATTAGCAGAAGGTCCGCCAATCATTATCATTAGATTAGGTAAACGCTTTTTCAATTCTTGTGCCATTGTTGTAACAGCCATCTTGTTACATTCGTATACACTAAAGCCAACAACAGTAGGGTTGAGTTCTACTACTTTGTCAACATACTTCATTATCAATGGATCAAGATTATTTTTTATTTCACACTGATAAGCATCAGCGTGTGTCCATTTAAACATATAAGGATCATACCAAGGATCATAATCTAGTCCCCAATTTTTACTGTCTTGAAATGCCGCAACATTTAAATCAAAGGCGTGTGTCTTATATCCTGCATTGCGTGTTAAGCCAACAAGTCTAGCAACATTGTATGGAGCCATAGCAACAGACCATTCAGGTAACATTAAAAAGCATACACTTGTATTACGTGTAGCATAATCGACTTTTACCTCAGTAAGTCCTTTTCTAGGCGTTTGTCTGGCATAGGGTAGTAGTGCCGCTAAAATGCGTTTGTCTTTATCGGCGTAATCGTTGTATGGTTCTGTTGACATTATTATATTTAACTCTTATTGTACTTAGTATCGAATTTAGCTCTTAACCAAGGCCAATCATAGCTTAAACGTAACAACTCTAAATCACCGTTTACTTCTTTATAATATTCTACAGCGTCTTTGGCACCGTTAATACTGTATTCAGAAAAACTACCTTCTCCAACAGTTAACCAAATCTTCAATCTATTCTCGCTAATGTATGAATCATCTGCACATAATTTTAATGCTTCTCTAAATGCAGTACGCCAGGTACTCCAAGCGTCAGTATTGAATACTGCTATACCACTATTCTGTTGTACAACTTCGTGTTCATCATCCAATGTAAAGTCAAGACCTCTACCACTGTTAGCTAATGTAATCTTCTTGTTATAAGCAATCATAGCCTGATGACCATATTCTAGTTTATTAACTGGGTTGGTTGCGTGAAAGATATAATGCTTAGGTAACTGCAATCTATCTGGTTGCCAATTCCAATCAAAATTCTCATTCACATATAGTTTAGCAAACACAGTAAACATCCAAGGTGTGTTGCTTGCCTCAGCGGCAGCGTGATAGGCGGCAACACGACCATTTACTCCGTCAACCCTAACAACACGATTGGGTAGATTCTTTGTGACTTTAAGTAATCGTTGATAATTATCTTCTGCACCAACTTCTCCGTTACTTAAGAATACAATATCTAATGGCTGAGATTGAGTTAGTTTAAAGTTAGTAGTGATGTATGGATAATCATACAATTCTCTTTTAACATAGCCTTTAGCTTCTTTAGGCACAACAATTCGTGTACCACCGGTGCTAGTAATTTTAATAGTCTTATGTTTAATGTCCCATAAACTCATGGGTTCATTATCGGTTACTTTGATTTCTTTATTGTCGGACGTGATATACGTAGCATAAGGCCAATTATAATCACTATGAATAGTAGAGACATGGGTATCGCTTTCAGAAATAATAACGGGTTCAGGTAAACGCTTAACACGCATATGATTATTATAGTTTACTTTTCTATAATCTTCAAGTGTTTCCATCGTATCCATCAACTCACGTAAACGGTTAACATCCACTAAGAATGTGTCACCAAACTTTTGTTTATCGCTAGGGAATACGTGTAGTTGTTCTCTAGCAAACGGGTCGCAAATATATTTAAAGTCAAAATTGTTGTAGTCGCATATAGAACTACAAACCCAAATATAATGTTCTTTTTTATTGGGTACTGCTTTTAATATCTGCTTAAATGTATCAAAATAACTGTTACTGTATGGTACAGTAGTTAGTGCTTTGCCTGTTGTTTTTTGTTTTAGTGTATCAATAATTAATGGTGTTTCTATGTTACCATGGTCAATTACAAATACATCGTACAAACAATCAGTGGCTGTTGCTCTACGATTCTTAACAAAATTTAATGTAGATAAATGTTCAATGATTTTAATATACTTTGTATCTTCACCAAACGTATCTCTATTAACCATAAAGGTTGTGCCCCAATGACTGTACTGAGTTCCAAACACGTGAACTAATGACATTTGCCAAGGGTTAGGGTAGTAGTCAAATTCAAACTCAGTGTAATCTAATTCACTGTTCAATATCCAACATAGTTTAGTTGATGATTTGTTAAGACAACGATTTATTGTTTCTACCCACGAATTTAAATAACGAGTTTTTTGTAATTTAGGAAAACGTTGTTGTAATGCTAAGAATCTTTGTTGTGACTCTGTATTGCTTTTATCTACAAAAAACATATCCAATGTGGTTCTAATGACTAGACTGTTATCTTCAATGTAGTTTATATCTGTAAAGCCTTCACGGTACAAGGGTGCATTAACAAAGTAAGTTTGTGTATTAATGTTTTCACTAGTACCAAATGCGTGAACATACTTAATTTGCTGTATGTCTGGGCGCCATTCAAAATTGAAATCACTGTAATCAATGTCGGTGTTCAATGCCCAAAACACTTCATCTGGATGCAATATAATTAAGTCTTCCAGTGTTGTTTCAATATAATATCTATTGAATTCAATACCAGTATCAACAGATTCTGGTCTTTCTAAATGAACTATCTCAGTAGAACCAGGTACTATGTACTTAGGACCATCATTCTCATCAATGATTGTACCAAATTGATAAATGTATGGTGGGCTAGTAGCATCTGGATGCCAACTAAAATCAAACTTAGTGATATCTATTCCAACCGAAGCTTCCCAGTTCGTCATATCGGCAGAGACTATTGATTTAGGAAATTCTACAAATTTAACTTCATCTGCACCTTCAACAATAAATTGAGGCCCGTGTGTCTTAGCCCATTGAGTACCAAACTGGTATATATACGGGGGATCCTTAGGATTGGGCCTCCAAGAGAAATCAAAAGCTTTTAACGCTTTAGGTATAACAAATAATTCAGGTTTATTAACAAGTGTAGCTACTATATCGTCTATAAACTTTTCTTGTGTTGCACCCGGTTTATGTAATCTAACAGTTGGCATTATAGTGCCGGGGTATTGTTTGTTACCGAATACATATGTGTACGGTTGCTCTGTTGGATTAGGTCTCCAACTGTAATCAAATTTTTCAATATCTTCTAATACTTCCCACCCTTCAGTATATGCTGATGCTGTAACTAAAATATCCGTTACGTATTTTATTTCAGTCGCACCTTCAACAACATATCTTACTGTAGGTTCTAATTCTGCTCTGTTCCACTGATTACCAAATACATATATGTACGGAGGGTCATTGGGATTAGGTCTCCAGCTATAGTCAAAATTGTCTACTGGTATAATTGTTTCCCAATTGTCAGTGGGGCTTGCTGTTGCAATAATATCAGTAATAAATTTTCTATTAGTTGCACCTTCAACTGTGTATTCTAATGTGGGTTCTGTAATAGCATCGTGCCATTGATTACCAAATACGTATATATAGGGTTCTTCAGTATCATCTGGATGCCAAGAGTAATCAAAATTATCTACTTCTACTAATGTTTTCCATCTAGCAGTATCAGGGATTGCTGTAGCTTTAATATCATCTACATATTTAATATCTGATAAAGAGGTAGTATGTTTGATATATCTAGGTCCACCTGTCTTTTGCCATTGTGTACCAAATTGATATATAAAATTTTCTTCTGTGCTATCAGGATGCCAACTAAAATCAAATTTACTGTCATCTATGTGTTCTGGAATAAACCAATCAGATTTATTAGCTATTGATTTTGCAATTGGATTACTAACGTATTTGAGTTCTGTAGCACCTTCAACGATGTATCTAGGTCCACCTGTCTTTTGATGCTGTGTACCAAATTGATATATAAGAGGTGGATCAGTTGGATCTGGATGCCAAGTAAAATCAAATGAGTCTAACTCAATGTTTTCAGGAATCTCCCATTTATCTTTTACAACCGATATCGCTTTAGCTTTTGGTGTTATTTCATATTTGAGTTCAGTGGCACCGTCAACGATATATCTAGGTCCACCTTTACTTTGATGTTGTGTACCAAATTCATATATAAAAGCCCCGGCAGTGTCGTCAGGGTGCCAGCTAAAGTCAAACGTACTTGAATCAATATAGTCTGGTATTTCCCAATTAGTTAAATTAGATAGTGCTTTAGATATCTGCACATCCATGTATTTAATTTCAGTAGCACCATCAACTATGTAACTAGGTCCACCTGTCTTTTGATGCTGTGTTCCGAATTGGTATATGAATGGAGGATCAGTTGGGTCTGGATGCCATTTAAAATCAAAAGATAACTTGTCTATAAACTCAGGAATGTTCCAATTACTAACAATAATTTCTTTTCTATCTAATGGATTTACATCACCACGATATACTATAATCTCACTATCACCCTCTGAACACAACCAAGTTCCGCTATCTTTTTGATAACGACTTGGCCACACATTGTTGTGTTCACTAGTCCAAACATCTTCATCGTTTAAAAAATCAAAATCAAAATCCCAATCAAAACCACGATAATCACAAAATTCATTGATTATCCAAAAGTGTTCTGTTGTACATTGTTGTTTAGCGTCAGCTAAATCAAGTGCGTGTCTTTCCCTGGGGTGGACGTTAGGCTTTTCACCGAAATAAAATACATCTCTTAACATACATATACTTATGATATAACTTTTACATTATATAGTTTTTCAAAGCGATCCGCATCATTTCGGTCATTTACCATTGGCTCACCTCGTATGTTTAAGCTTGTATTAAGTAACATTGGGCAACCAGTTAGTAAATACCATTTCTCTAATAGTTCTCTTATTCCACTACCATCGTTCGGGACAGTCTGAACACGGCTAGTCCCATCGTGATGGACGATAGCAGGAAATATGTGAGGATGCCTACAGCGAGCGATGACTTGCATATACCTACTGTTATCAAAACCACGAGGCATATCAAAGTACATATCAGCACGTTCTTCTAAAATGATAGGGGCAAATGGTCTAAACTTTTGTCTGCGTTTAATTTCATTTACTTTGTCCTTTAT